TTTAGATACATGTACATACACACGAAACTTTACTATTGAGCCTAGGATGTTCCGAGAACTAGAACGTACAAGGCAACCCTCGGAATATGTTACTGCGGCACGATTTGCATTGAAAGGTGTTAGAGAAGTTCTAGCAGAAAAAGATATTAGTGACACTGATAAAGTTGGTATAATTAATCAAATGTTTTCTTCCCCTCATAAAATTGATTTAGATAATTGTCAAGACGACACCTCTCCGCCAGCTTGGCTATACAATGGAGCAGGTATTGCATTAGTTGCATCCGGTGAAGAAAACGGTTGGGGATTCATCGACGAAAAGCCAATTATTGCAATGCTATTTAAAAAGCCTTATCTATACTTTGGTGGCCGCGGATTGTACGAAGAACTTGAAAAGATGAAATTTAAAACTTTTAGAGATTACTTCGATTTAAGTTTTGCTGTTGGGGAAACATGTTTTCAACGAGTAAACGGTTTCTATAAAGTTGTTAAAGCAGAAGCCGAAAAAGGTGAGTTTGAGTTTTGGAACGGGTTAGAATCTTTACAAGCAGATGTAGAGTATAATTTTGAATGGTTCAAGTCTGGCGACTTTAAGTACGATAACAATAATAACTTTTTTGAGGAAATACTTAATGTCTAATGCTGTTCGTGGCGCACGACCCGTAGTTAACTCTACTATTAAAGAACATTACGATTCTTTTAAGTTTCGTGAAGTTAGTTTAGCTGAATATGAGCATGTGTGGCGTAACTGGTTAACGTTTACAAATTTAAAAACCATACACGGACTAGATAGTTTCAAGCATGCAGATTATACACAAGGAACTAGCCAAACATTTGATAACTTTATTTTGAGGCATTCTCAACAGCGTGAGATAGTAACACTCAAAGGAGAGTTTCAATATCATGCATGTGTCAGTAAGCCAGTTAGATATCGCAATGTTGACCACGACAACTATTATTTTTTTGCTGAGCGAGGATTGCAGGCACTATTGATAAGCGCACCCTTTAGTGACTTTGGGTGCATGCATCCAAAGTTTGATGAGATTATGCAAGTATGCGACCAACTTGATATACCTGTGTGTTTAGATTTAGCGTACTGGGGCATAAGCAAAAACGTTCACTTGGACCTAGACAAATATCCTGCAATTAAAGAAGTTACATGCAGTTTAAGTAAACCATTTTATACTTTAGAGAATCATAGAGTAGGTATTAGGTTTACACGGGATTATGTCGACGATGGCATTAGCATGCTCAACGAAGTAAAGATGCAGAATAACTACAGCATGAGTTTAGGCGTTCATTATATGAAACAATTTAGCCCAGACTGGAACTGGGAAACGTATCAAACTCGCTATGACGAGATATGCAAAGAATTTGGATTTATTTACACAGACACAGTAATTTTTGGACTCGGTGACGAAGCCCGTCATAGTCAGTTTAATCGAGGTGTGCCTGGAAATTACAGAGTATGTATATCTGAATACTTAAATAACTGATTAAATCACGGAGCAAATATGATTGTAAATTCACACAACGATTGGGATCCTTTAGAGGAAATTATTGTAGGCCATGCGCATCACAGCCGCATTGCCACAGATATTAGCGCACGTAGCTTTAGCTATGCTAACCACCCAGAAGAAAAAATTAAACCTCTAGAAGGCACTTATCCGCAGTGGGTAATCGACGAAGCAAACGAAGATGCTGACGGCCTAGCAGACACACTTACTAAAATGGGCGTCAAAGTGCATCGTCCTAAGGTAATTGACTGGGATAATGTTAATTACGATATTGGACAAGGCTGGAACACCAAAGGTTGGTATAGCTGGTGCCCACGTGATTTGATTCTCCCATTGGGTAATATGCTTATCGAAACACCAACGCCAGTTCGTGCTAGATACTTTGAAACAAGATTGTACGAAGATATCCTTTACGAAGCTTTCGAAGATGGCGCACTATGGTTGCAAACACCGAAGCCCAAGTTACATGACAACATGTATCAGTTTGATGATCTTAAGAAAGCAACACTAATGGATCATGAGATTTGTTTTGACGCACCTAACATTGTTCGTGTCGGCCGAGACTTGTTATATCAGGTTAGTAACAGCGGCAACATGAAAGGCTTCAAGTGGCTTAAGCGTTTCTTAGAACCAATGGGTTATAAGCTACACTACAGCGAACTATACAGCTACGCACACTTTGACAGCACTATTATTCCACTACGCCCAGGCCTAGTACTGCTAAACAGCACACGAGTAACACCAGACAACTGCCCTGAAATCTTTAAGAAGTGGGACAAGATTTGGTTTGAAGATTGTGTTGTACAAGGCAGTAAACTTGCAGAACAAGGTTACATTGCTCCATGCAGTCCATATATTGGCATGAACATTCTTAGTGTAAATGAAAACACAATTATCTGTGACAGCGCACAAGAACCACTAATGCGTGAACTTGACAAGCATGGCATCGACAGTGTACCAGTTCGCTTCCGCCATAGCATGACGCTAAGTGGTGGCATTCATTGTGCTACGTTGGATCTACGCCGCAAAGGTTCGTTGGAGAGCTATTGTGATTAACTACGGGCGTATCAGCGTTGATGTAACACAGGACCAACTCAGTTCGTTGCGTTTCAATGATTACTTTCAATGCTACCAACAAACGCCCGAAGTTGCCAAATACTATACTCAGCATAACAGTAGTATCTGGCAAATGTTTAACGAAGATTGTCCGCAATGGGTTTGGGATTTAGCAAACGAAATTCCACAAGACTTTGACCGTTTTGTAGTCAGTGTAATTAGACTAGACCCAGGGCAAACTATTCCGTATCACGTTGACAAACATTTTAAATTGCGTGAGGCATACGGCGAAGGCGATACTAGTAGATATCTAATTTTCTTAGAAGATTGGAAACGTGGTCATTATTATGACATTCACGATCAGCCATTTTTAAAATGGCGATCTGGCGATTGGGTAAAGTTTGGCCCGCAAGATTGGCACACCGCAGGTAACATGGGTACCGAGCCTTTCTATTCAGCGCAGGTGACTGTACTCAAATATGTATAAGGGAAATGTCAATATTGATTTTGTTAACAATGAAATGTTAGCAAAAATTAAATTCATAGAACACAATCATGTTCTATGGTGTGCTGGTATGTGGGAACAAATGGGAGTACCAGTACCTGACTTTCCTTACGATGCTCCGTGGATATATCAGAGCTTTGAGAATGACTGTCCGCTATGGGCGCATGACATTAAACGCATGTTTGCCGATACATTACTGTACCCAACGGTTACAATTAATTTAGTAAAGCCCGGTCGTTATATACCGCCGCACAAAGATATGTTCTATCGTTTGTTAAAAGATTCTCCGACAAACATTGGCGATCGAGAACCAGTAAGGATAAACATCTTTCTACAAGATAGTCAGCTGGGGCATATTTTTGAAATGGCTGGCGAGACATGGTTAGATTATAAAAAAGGCGACTATACAGTTATTCATAGAGGTGTAGTTCACAGTGTTGTCAATATTGGCTATCAGCCCAGATACACAATGCAGATATCAGGCTTTGCAGAAAAAGGTTACTTTCAATGAAAATTTTTATTACTGGACATGACGGATTCATAGGTCAACACTTAGTTGAACGTCTCAAAGACAAACATGAGCTAGGATTTCTTACTCATGATTTGCGAGACCACGACAAGGTAGGATTTCAAATACGACAGTTTGATCCGGAGATTATTGTACACCTTGCTGCTCGTACCGAAGTAGAACAGAGTTTTTACGAACAGATTACGTTCAGTGATATTAACTACACTGGCACAGTAAATCTAATTGAGATTGCCAAAGACTTACCTAATCTTAAAAACTTTGTCTTTGCTAGTACAATGGAAGTATATGGATGGCAACCAATTAGCGATTTAATCCGCGAAGGCCGCGAGAAAAGCATTTTTGCTTTTGATGAAAGCACACCACCTAACCCTAATGCTCCGTATGCTGTTGCTAAGTACGGTTGCGAAAAGTACTTGGAGTATGCCCATCGCAGTTATGGTTTACCGTTCACTGCTATTCGCCAAACAAACGCCTATGGCCGTAAAGATAATAACTTCTTTGTTACAGAACAGATCATTTATCAGATGCTGACTAATCCTAAGGAAATTAACTTAGGCTATGGCGAACCTTATCGTAACTTTATCTACATTGACGATTTGCTAGATGCATGGGAAACTGTTATTAACAATCCAGACAAGTGTGCCGGAGAAATTTTCTGCATCGGTCCTAGCAATGCACTTAAGATCAAAGACTATGTAACGATTATTGCTGATAAGATTGGTTGGAAAGGCCACGTAAACTGGAACACTAAGCCAAAACGCCCGGGTGAAATCTATTTACTTAACAGCACTAACAATAAAATTACTGCCCGCCTAGGCTGGTATCCTAAAATTGATCTAAGCGATGGCTTAGATAGAACTATTGCAATTTGGCGCAACATTATTGATAACGATATAGCGTTCAATGTAAAAAAGAAATTCAGTGTTGGAAAATAAATGCATAAGATTGGGTTCTTGCAACCAAACTTTCAGAGTGGACCTAAGCACTTAAATGCTTTTTATTTGCCATATACTGTTGGCATATTATGGTCCTATGCAAAACAAGATCCTGTTATAGCAGAAAATTATTCTGTTAAGAGATGGGTGTTCCGCCGCGACCCCGCAGATGAAGTTGTAGCCGATTTAGCAGAGTGCGCAGTTGTTTTCTTTAGCTTATATGTATGGAACCGTAGGTATTGCTTTGAAGTTGCTCGCAGACTCAAAGAGCTTAATCCTAATTTAATAACAGTCTTTGGCGGCCCTGAACTGCCGCACCGTGATCCTAATATATTTACAAAGTACCCGTTCATTGATACAATTGTAGTAGGCGAAGGCGAACAAGTTGTACAAGAAATACTGTTAAAGCATCACAACAATGAGCCAATAGACCAAGTTCTACATGCCGCTCGTATACGTGATTTAGATATACCTAGTCCATACCTAACTGGACTATTTGATGACCTTATGGCACAGCATCCAGAGATAGAATGGATGCCCACGCTAGAAACTGACCGTGGCTGTCCATATAAATGCACATTCTGCGATTGGGGTGGACTAACTGCTAGTAAGGTTGTTAAGTTTGGTCTAGAGCGTGTGTTTGACGAACTAGAGTGGTTTGCAGATAAAAAGCTACCGTTCCTAACAATGACTAATGCTAACTTTGGTATATTCCGTGAACGTGATATGCTGATAGCAGAAAAGATTGTTGAGCTTTCAAAGACCGCAGGTTATCCAACAGGTATTAGCGTAAGCTATGCAAAGAACAGTAATGCAGACATATTTGAAATTGTAAGAAAGTTTCAAAGTGCAAATATTCAAACAGGTTTTATTTTAAGTTTGCAAACTACCACAACGTCTGTGTTAGAAAATATTAAACGAACTAATATGAATATCAATGACATTAGTTCCATTGCAGACTTTGGCCGTAAATTACAAATGCCTATTTTCACAGAAGTGATTATGGGATTACCGGGCGAAACATTAGAAACTTGGAAACAAAATCTAGAGAATATTCTAAACGCTAATCTGCATAATGGTATTGATACATTCTTTCTGAACATGATTGAAAATGCACCAATGATGGGCGATATTGAAAAGTATGATATTAAAACATTTTCTGCTAATGATATGTTTTATGAAACCAGTGATGAAATGTCATATGAATCGTCAACATTAGAAAGAGTTGAAGTTATTAAAAGTAATAATACATTAACTGAAGAACAAATGTTAGAAGTGTTATTATATACATGGCAGTTAATTGGTTTTCACATTTACGGCATCAGTGATATTATCGCTATATACTTAAAAAAATCTCAGGGCATTAGTTATAGAGAATTTTATGACAAACTAAATGATTATCTTGCTAATGATGATAATATAACCAAATGGAAACAGTCTATTATTGCCGGATATAAACAATGGTCAAAAACCGGAATGTTTATTGTTAAGTCGGATAATCTTACTTTATTAAGTTGGCAAATGAGTAATAGTCTTAGTTTATTAATGCATAATGCTGATTTGGTAAATCATTATATAAGTAAAGTAAAATCGTTTGTGGTTGACAATTTTGATATAGATGCTATAATAGTAGATGATTACGAGATTCTAGCTAAAAATAGAATCAAGCAATGGGGTAAATATCTGCACGATCCTGCTACTATATCAGTAAGCACTAACTTATTTGATTACGTTCAAAATCAAGCAGATAGCGTAGTTGTTGAAAAACAACAGTATTTGGTGCAAGATCGATTCAAGCATTTCCCTGCGGCGTTATCGCAACACATTGATAACATCATATACGGACGCAGAAGAACCTGGGTCCTAAACAAGGTTGACAAGATTTGAGTTTATGCTATACTATATACGTGTTCAGAAATTAGGAGTAATCCGTGGCAGCACAACGTAAAGTACTTTCAGTTAACGGGACTACAGAACCGGATTGGAAAATCATCCAGCCGGGCATGAAGCCTGTTCGCATCAACGGCATCGAGCGCGACTATAAGCAGTTGCTTTGGGGTGCCGATACCTTTGTTCACTATGACGTAGATGACAAGAAGCGCATGACCAGCTTCTTCAAGTACTGCGAGAAGAATTTTGATAAGCGTAAGGCGGCACTACTCAAAAAGTTGCCGGACTATACGTTCACTACAGTTTCTAAGTATACTTACTTAATTGAGCGTGGTGTTGGACTAGAAGAAGATCGCCTCAACTACATTAAGAAAAAGGTTGAGGAATTTATGGAACAGGCAGAGTCTGTTGCCAAGCAAGAAGCTAAAGCTAAAGCAGTTGAGACCAAAAAAGGTCCAGCAGTTGTTATTAGTATCCAACAGCGCATGCGCGAGCAGGTAAGTGATCTTTGCGCACACTGGGACTTCCTCATTGACGAGTTTTGTCAAAAGCGACTAGATGTAGCTACCTTTGACCCGTACGGCCAAATGCAAAGCTATCGCGATAACATGATTAAGGCGGCACATGCCAAGATCATTAAAGAAATGTATGCGGCGCAGTTTGAAGAAGCCAAGGAAGTAGTTGCTTGGAAGGATGAGCAGATCAAAGAGGGTTATTCCTACATGACTGCTAAGATGCGCAAGGAATTCTTAGCCTTGTACGAAAAGATTAACATTGCCTGCGACACGTTCATTAACACAGGCAAGGCTGTACGTAAAACCCGCAAGAAGAAAGCAGTTAGCAAGGACAAGGTTGTTAGCAAGCTCAAGTTCAAGCAAAGCGAGCCAAGTTTGGGACTTGCAAGTATTAACCCAATGAACATCTTGGATGCACAGGTGCTGTGGGTATACAACACTAAAACCCGAAAGTTGGGTGTATACGTAGCGCAAGAACACCATAATTTGATGGTTAAGGGTACTACTATTCTGGGGTACAGCGAAAAGCTCAGTGTGCAAAAGACTGTGCGCAAGCCAGAACTACTCAAAGGTGCAGATAAGCTAGCACGTACCAAGTTTCAAAAGTTGTTTGAGAGTTTTAACTCTACTGAGACCGCTCTTAACGGACGCCTAAACGAGCATACTGTGCTGGTTAAAGTGTTCTAAAGATAAATAGTACTATGCCAGTAAATAGTATAGGATATAGTAGCAGAGAAGATCTCATCCGAGAGCTTAAACTTCGTTTGGGCGACGGTATGGTTGATGTTGAATTAGATAGAGAACACTACGATGTTGCCATTGACAATTCACTGGCCAAGTACCGTCAGCTCAGTAGCGGCTCAGTTGAAGAAAGTGTTATCTTTATTCAAACACAACCGGGCGTTACAGAATACACTTTACCAAACGAAGTAATTGAAGTACGCAGACTATATCGCAGGGGCATTGGTACTAACAGCGGCGGCGGCACAAACTTTGATCCGTTTGACGTAGCGTTTAATAACATGTATATGCTACAAGCAGGCCAAATTGGCGGGCTTGCTGTATTTGATGCGTTTGCCCAGTATAAAGAAACTATTGGGCGTGTGTTTGGTAGCGAGTACAATTTCCTTTGGAATCGCAATACCAAGAAGCTGAAGATACTTCGCAACGTTAATCATGACGAAGAAGTAGCAGTTGGCGTTTATAACTTTATTCCTGAAAGCGTATTGCTTGGCGATGTCTATGCAAGTCCGTGGTTAGCCAGTTATTCGTTAGCACTGTGCAAACACTATTTAGGCGAAGCTCGTAGCAAATACAAGAGCGGATTACCTGGCGCTGGCGGCAACGTACAACTTAACGGCGACGATTTAAAACAAGAATCACAGCAAATGCAAGAGCAACTAAAGCAAGAACTCCATAATATGGAAGAAGGCAATAGTCCTCTTGGTTTTATCATAGGTTAAAAATGATTATTGGTCTAGTTGGCTTTATTGGCAGTGGCAAAGACACTGTGGCTCAACATTTTATTAAGAACGGTTGTATTAGAGATAGTTTTGCAACGCCACTTAAGGATGCATGCAGTGCAATCTTTGGTTGGCCGCGAGAACTACTCGAAGGCGATACTGTAGAAAGCCGTGAGTTCCGTGAAACACCTGATATGTTCTGGACTCGTAAAACTGGCATTGACAACTTTACCCCACGTCTAGCATTACAGTTAATTGGCACAGATGTAATGCGTAATCATTTCAACTCTGATATTTGGCTTAATAGTCTAGAGTATAGAATCCGACGTGCATCAACATCAGAGTGTGTAGTAATCAGTGATGCTCGATTCCGTAACGAACTTGATCTAATTCATAATATGAATGGTAAAATTATTTGGGTCAAGCGCGGAGAACTACCGCAGTGGTATGATGTAGCAGTAAGTGCTAACTCAGGTAATGCGGTAAGTCGTAAAATTATGCAAACTCGCTATAAAGATATTCATGAAAGTGAATGGAATTGGGCCGGTTACCCTGTCGACTTTATAGTTGACAACAACGGCTCACTTAACGATCTCGCTGATCAGGTTGAAGATATACAGCGTAAAATCTTTAAGAGTACACTTAAATTAGTTTGAAGCCTATTTACCTTTTGATGGTAAATTTCGTGTACCCACAATTCAAATAATACCATTTTTCTCCTTTTTTGCATAAATAATTGCAACGTTCATCAAAGGAGAACATAAATGGCGACATTAGTTTCACCTGGTGTTAGTATTAGCGTAACAGATGAGAGCTTCTATGCTCCAGCTGGTACAGGTACCGTTCCTCTTATCGTAATTGCAACAGCACAAGATAAGAGCACACCCGACGGTAGCGGTACAGCAGAATTTACTACATCAGCAAATGCAAATCTAGTTAAATTAATCACAAGTCAACGCGACTTGTTAACAAACTACGGTAACCCTAGTTTCCAAACTACAGCAAGCAATACACCAATTCATGGTCATGAGCTTAACGAGTATGGTCTACTAGCTGCCTACAGTTTCTTAGGCGCAGCCAACAGAGCATATGTTGTTCGTGCCGACATCGACCTTGCCGCTTTACTTCCAAGCGCAGCCGAACCAACAGTAGATCCAGACAACGGTTCTTACTGGTTAGATACCAGTGAAACTGTTTGGGGTCTAAAGCGTTGGAATGGTAGTGCATGGGTACGTCAAAGCATTAAGGTTCCAGCAAGCACAGATCTAACAACAGCAAAAGCACCAAAAGCCGCATATGGTAAAGACGGTGAGTTTGCAGTAGTTTATTTCACTGATTCTGGTACAACTGATACACGTATCAAGTTCTATCAAAAGACCAGTGGTGCATGGGCAGCTATTAATTCTTCAGCATGGAATTCAGCAACAAGTGGCGCAGACTTCCAGGTAGCTACACACTTAGCTATTCCAACAACAAAGAGTGGTGGTGGTTCACTTGCTACAGGTGACCTGTTCCTACAAACAACAGCACCTAACAACGGTACAACACTAAAAGTTAAACTGTACGATAGCTCAACAGGCTTGTTCACAGACGAAGTAATTCCTCTATACGAACTATCCAGCGAGATTTATGCAGATCTAGGTGGTGCAGTAGAGGGCGATCTTTGGGCTAAGGTAGTTGAAAGCGATACAATTCCAGGCTTATCAATTTACCTAAAACGTCACAACGGTGGTACAAGTGTAACAGCTACTTCAACTGCGGCACTAAGCGATACAGCAATCAGCTTAACAAGCCATAGCGGTAAGTATGCATTTGATATCAGTATCAACGATGGTACACCAGTTAAGGTATTCTTAACCAGTGATACAGACAGTGATGGTAACGCTAGCGTTGACGATATGGTCGCTGACATTAACAGCGCACTGTCAACTGCTAACGCAACACTAAGCTTCACTACAAATGCTCTTGCATCAAATGTAAGCGGTAAGATTCGTATTACTAACACAGATGGTTATGACATTCTTCTAAACAGAGGTAACGTTACAGGATTTACTCCAGCAACAATTAACCTAACTGAAGACGTTGCTTATACAAACTTTGAAGCACTAAGCTACGAAGCAAGCGCCACACAAATTGCAGGCGACCTACCTGCTAATAAAATTTGGGCAGACTTCACAATTACTGCTGATCGTGTTGACATTCTAGAACATGATGGCAGCGATTGGATAAGCCTAACTACTGATCTACAAGTTACTGCAACAGAACCAACAACTCAAAGCGATGGTTCAACAGCACTATCAGCTGGTGACATTTGGGTCGACAGTGGCGACTTAGAAAACTTCCCAGTAATCTACAAGCATGATGGTGATGCATGGGTACTAGTTGATAATACAGACCAAGTAACTGGCGATGGTATTATCTTTGCAGATTTCCGTGTTGATGCAACAAGCTCACTAGACGGTGACGCTCCGGCTGCAACAGCTTATCCTGCAGGTATCTTAGGTTGGAACAAACGTGCAAGCGCAGGTAACGTTAAGCGTTGGAAACCAAACTTTACCCATGAAGGCGTACTGATTGGTCCACGTTGGGTTGACTTCTCTGGTAACAAAACAGACGGTTCACCATATATGCTACGTAAAGCACAGCGTCATGTTGTTGTACGTGCAATGCAGGCTGCATTAGCTAGCAACGAAGAATTAAGGAATGAAACAAACCGTTTCAACTTAGTTGCGGCTCCAGGCTACACTGAACTACTAGACGAAATGATCACATTAAATGTTGACCGTAAGGAAACAGCATTTATTCTAGTTGATCCACCATTCCGTCTAAAAGCAGATGCTACAAGCACTCAAGCATGGGCAACCAACAGCAACAATGCAACTGAAAACGGTGAAGATGGTCTAGTAAGCAGTACACCATACGCAGGTGTTTACTACCCACATGGTTTAACAACAAATCTAGATGGTTCAAGTGTTATGGTACCAGCAAGTCATATTGCTCTACGTACACTAGCATTTAACGATCAGGTTGCTTTCCCATGGTTCGCACCAGCTGGCTTCCAGCGCGGTCTTGTAAACAATGCTACTAGCGTAGGTTACCTAGATCCAGTAAGCTCAGAATATACACCAGTATCTCTAAGCGAAGGTCAACGTGACAGCTTGTACATCAACAAGATTAACCCAATTGGCAACTTCCCAGGTCGCGGTCTAGCTGTATTTGGTCAGAAGACTCTAAACCCAGTAGCAAGTGCATTGGATCGTGTTAACGTAGCACGTCTAGTTGTTTACTTACGTGAACGTCTAGATGACATCGTTAAACCATTCTTGTTTGAGCCAAACGACGAAGTTACACGTCAGAACGCGAAGGTTGTAGTTGATCGTTTCCTAGGTCAGCTAGTAACACAGCGCGGTCTGTTTGACTTCCTAGTTGTTTGCGATACAACAAACAATACACCAGCAAGAATTGATCGTAACGAACTACACATTGACATCGCTATTCAGCCAGTCAAAGCAGTTGAGTTCATCTACATTCCAATTCGCATCCAGAACACACTGGGCGCAACTGGTTAATAGGTTACAACAACTTAGTAACAGGAAAAGGGGCAGAGATGCCCCTTTTCTTTTGGAATTAAAGCAAGAGTTAATGATTTTGCAAAGAATATGATAAATATTTGCATATAAAACAGTTCGTAGGAGAACAAGATGGCAAATATTAATACAACAGAAACCAAGTCAAAGTTTGGTGTTCCTGTTACTGGTGCCACAGGCTCTGGTATCTTGATGCCAAAGCTAAAGTACCGTTTCCGTGTTAGTTTCTTGGGAGGCTTCGGTGGTGAAGTTGAAACAAGAACACTTACACAAAATATTCAAAACGTAACTCGTCCAAAGATTACTTACGAAGAAGTAACAGTAGACAGCTACAACTCAAAGGTTTATCTACAAGGTAAGCACAGTTGGGAGCAGATCTCTGTTGTTATGCGTGACGACATTACAAACAGCGTAGCTAAACTAGTTGGCGCACAGATTCAGAAGCAGTTGAACCACTTCCAACAGACAACTGCCGCTGCTGGTAACGACTATAAGTTTGATATGCAGATTGAAGTTCTTGACGGTGTTAATGCTGGTGCGAGTGAAGTTTGGTTCCTAGAAGGTTGCTTCTTAACCAACGTTGACTACAGTGATAGTGATTACAGCGCAAACGATCCTGTAACAATTACACTACAGGTTCGCTATGACAACGCTACACATTATCAAGGTGATAACGACGTTAACGGTCGTGCAACTGCTGGTAACCCATTCCCAGACGCAGTTGACTTCAACACTCTAGGCGTTCAGGGCTAATTTAGTCTAGCAGCGAAGGTCTCGACACGATGGGGAAGTTATTTGACATTCTTGGATTAGGTTCCGGAAAGAAAAACTTTTACGTTCGAGACTTTCGCAACGCTTATCATCTTCGACCTGACGCATCACCACCGCGTCAGAAGTTTGAAGGATATGTTAATTTCATTATTAACAGAGCTTTATTCCCAACAGATCAAACCGCTCAGTTTAGAAATCAAATCAGCAGTTTAGTAAGATCTGCATCGCTTCCTGGTGTTGACTTTAAGACTGAAGTTAAAAACAGATACAATAGTAAAAAGATAATACAAACAGGCGTAGAATATAAGCCTGTTAGTATCACTGTGCTAGATACAGTAGGCAACGAATGGCTTACGCTGTTTATGAAGTACTATTCATATAATTATATGAATGCCAGAAATAAACAAACCAACGCTGGTGGGCGCGATCTCACAGACCCTCAGAGCCTAAACTCAACTATTAACATATCAAGTAAATTTGGTAGCAGTGATTTTGATAGTAATGCCGCCGGATTCGCTATTAATCAATTGAAATATTTCTTTGAACGTATTGATTACGTGATGTATCACGGTGAACGAGCAGTACAGTACAGTTTGATTAATCCAGTGTTAAAAAGTTTTGACCCGGGCGATCTAGATTATTCCAGCAGTGAACTTCTCGAGTTTAAACTTGATTTTGAGTACGAAAGCTTCACACTATATAATCAGACAAACTTTGTTATGTCAGAGAACGATTTAAGCAGATTTGAAAACGCAACAGAGCTAACAGGTCCTGCGTTTGAATCAAATAGAATACCTCCTTCTTTAGAAAAACCAACTACGTTGCAGATACTAGGATCAAAAGAAACACCATACAATAGAGCGGCGCAGCCTAAAGTTGCAACATTAGTTAGTGCTACTACTCCGTTGGGAAATGTATCTGCTACTTATAATAAGACAATTGACGTACAAGCAGTTAGCGCCGGCAACGGATCTAACGGTGGATGGTTTAGCAATCTTCTTCAAGGCGCCGCAACCAATGCGCTTACTGCCGCTATTAATGGACAGAGTGTAAGAAATGCTGTATTGGGTACTGTAGTTGGGTCAGTTGCAAATGCCACTCGCCCGGGTGTAGCTGCTACCAGAGGTACTAGAACAACCCAGACCAGCACAAATACTGGTGAGAACCCGCAACAGAATCCAGGACCGTAACAATGAGTACTAGTCTATACGATACATTTGGTAACGAAATCAAGTATAAACAAATTGAAGATACAATTGTTGCTTATTTAGAAAAAGCTACAATTAAATTTCCTGTACCTGAAGCTAGTGTTGAGATATTAGAAAAACTTACCACTGAAGATACAACTCATATCAATCCGCAGTTGCTTGAGCAAATTGAGCTACGTCTGGTGTCATTGGGATTCAAACAAGCAAAAGCTAAAACGCTGGCCGTAGTATTATGTTCTGTAGCAGAAACACAGGGCGTAAATCCACAGACATACTTTGAAGTAAATGAAAATAGCTTAAAGCTAACTGTTGATACTTATAACACCATTAATGCAATGCGTCCGCCGGGCAATAGAATTAATGTTGCATTGCCACTTTCTAATCAGAGAAGTAGATATAAATCGTTGATAAAACCTTAAAGGGGCATGCATGAAACAGTTTGCCCAAGGAACTTACCAACCACAAAATCCTCAAAAATACGCTGGTGATAAGCCTCCCTACTTTCGTAGTAGTTGGGAATTGGCTTTTATGCGTATGTGTGATCAGCACCCTAATGTCTTAAAGTGGGCCAACGAAAGTGTAAAGATTCCGTATAGAAATCCGCTTACAGGACGCTATGCAAATTACATTCCGGACTTTATGATTCAGTACATTGACAAAGATGGTGGACAGCACGTTGAGCTCATTGAGATCAAACCTAGCGGTCAAACCACATTAGAAAATGCTCGCGGTAAAGTAAATCAGTTAGCTACACATGTTAATGCAGCCAAATGGGCGGCTGCACAAGAATGGTGTAACCGAAAAGGCATTCGCTTCAAAGTTATAAACGAAGATCAAATTTTTCACACTAACAAAAAAAGAAATCCTAGAAGCAGAATACCTAAAAAAAGATAACCATAAATATTTCTATGAGGTTATTGGTAGGTGGCGATAGCTTTGCCCAACGTCCTAAAGATGAAGATAATACACACTGGTGCGAACTATTAGCACTGGAACATTCTGTACCTGTGGACTTTGTAGCTGTTGGTGGCGCTGATATCTCTACTACTACGTTAAAAACAATACAAGCTATCCTTAGCGAGCAATATACTCACTGCGTATTTTTTATCACAGATTGGTTTAGGGATGTCGTACACGCTCAGTTAAAAGACATACACTCAAAGTTTGATTACATCACACCCACTAATTTTTATTCTTCTTTGAATCTCCCTAGTTATTGCTTTACTAGAAATGTGTTTACAGAACACACTAAGTACAGATTTACAGGTTACTTTAACTTAATTGAAAACAGTAGTGATCAGTTAAACTACAAAGAGCTTTTAAATTATATGCAGTTGAAGGCCGACTTTACTTATACACATGATCATCTTTCTAATCTTTCTATGTTAGCAAATGTTGCTAAAGAAAAGAATGTAAAGCTAATGCTTGTTGAAGTCTTTAGTAATACTATAGCTAATAATGTAGATGATTTTGCTACGTTTATACCTAATCTTCGCTCAAGTGTGTTTAATTATTTTAATTCAATGGGCACTTCACAAAAGCAGTTCTATCAACACAAGGATAACGAGCCTTATAAACAGATTCCTTCACATCACGGAGCAGGACAACACAAGCATATTCTTGCACTGTTTCGTTACGAAAAACCAAACTGGCTTACATAAATACTATTATGACTAAACGTTTAGAAGAAGAGTTCAATCTACCACCGCTAGAAGATGCATTAGCAGCATCAATGCCGTCTGCAGATGAGCCAACTACAGAATTACAAACTATCGAAGATGCTATCAGCATCAGCGAAAAAATTAACACTGCATTGTCAGAAGTTCGTGGCATGGATGGGCACGACAAAGAGATGGATGATATTGCACAGCAAGCAATTGACAGTTATCAACAGCTTATGAGTTTGGGCATGAATATGAGCGATATGGCAGCAGGTCCTGTGTTTAATAATGCGGCTCAGATGCTTAAAATTGCACTAGAAGCCAAAGACAGCAAAGTTAGTCGTAAGCTAAAGCAAGTTGATTTAATGCTTAAAAAAGCTAGGCTGGACCAGCAAACTGCCAAAGACGATCCGCACGAAGAAGTTCAAGCCCAAGTACTCGACCGCAATGAATTGCTAAAACTTATCAATCAAAAAGATAAATAAGTACATAGTTGTTAAACAACTTAAAAAATATTAGGAGAATATTATGGCACAGGTAAAAAATGCCGGTAAAGGCGTTGCAGAATTTGCAACAGGTTCATTAATCAGCCGTCACAATCTAAAGTTCATTCTAGTTGATCTAGGTGGCAGCATTGCATCAGAAGACGATGCACCATTTGAAGCTGTAGAGCGTGCTCTACACCTCATTCAGCCACTAGCATACTACATGCCATCAGACACAAGTGGTAAAATCCACGCTGTAGTTGATGGTTCACAGTTTGATGCAGCAGCACTAGAAGATCAGATTCAGGCTATTGGTACTGATACAGTTAACGGTTACGACTTCTCAGGCGCAACAGTTACACTAGGCACAAGCCTAACAGTAGCTTAATTTTAATGTAGGGCAGTTGAAACGCCCGACGAGTAGAAAATGGAAAAGGGCCTTCGGGCCCTTTTCTTATATCAGATGATAAATAGTTGTAACAGGAGTTCATTAATATGCAACTAAAAGATTTTATCGCTGAAAGCTTCAAAAAAGAATATGCTTACCGCGTTAAGTTTGCTTGCGACTGCGGCCCAGAGCAAATGACCAAATTAGAAAACTGCTTACAAAAGTATAACCTAGTAAGCGCCGCTCCGTGGAAGCGTACACCAATTCAAGAAAACCCAATGGAATTTGTTCGCGCAAAGGGCGTAAAGTTTGTATCTGAAGTTTGCAGTACAGACGTAGTTCTCAAATATCCAACTAACCCACGTATCTTAGAAGTGTGGTTGGCAGTTAATATGGGTATTGACCACGAACGTGTTCTTGTATATGATGTAAAAGAACCACGTAAGCTAGAAGCAGACAATGCCGCAGAGCGCACAGAATATAATAAAGATCGTCATGTAACCGAAGATGACAGCGTATTAGGCAAAGACGAACAAGCGCATTATGAGATGCAAAACGAAGGTCTAGAAGACGTCGTTTATTTTGGCGAAGAATATAACAAAAAATTCCTAGACACACTGGCTAAGATCAAAGCTGAAAAAGGTGCAGACTATTTCCGCAGTTATCCTAGCAAAGATGAAATTATGGGCGACAATCTAAAGCCAATGTGGGATACACTGCACGGTGTTGCTAACATGGGCCAAGGTGCCGAGTCAACTAAGGAAGTTGACGTTATTAGTCAAAGTTCTAGAAGGAATTAATAAACATGAGACTGTCAAATATTTTTGAGCAAGACCCAGCTACAGCCTCCGGAGCCGCTTCAATGAGTCGCACAATGGGTAGTGCTGCCAGCGGCGCATCAGTTGCAAACGCACTAGGCAAAGCTGAAAGAGGCGAAGCATTAAATCCTACATTGCTCAAGGCCTTGGCACCTTATGCAGATACACTAGATAAAATTTTAAGCACACCTGCATTTAGAAATAAGTTTACACAACTAGTAAAGCAGGTACAAGCAGTTGATAAAAAGAATCAAGAAATGGCTGCACAAGAAAGTGTAACTGAAGATCAAGATTCAGTTGATGCAGTAGCAGGCGCAATTACACGCCGCATTATGATGCAACACATGGATCTACTCAGCAAGTATGGTCCTGTAAAAGTTATGGCAGCTATTGATGATGTTGCTGATTTTGCCGGCAGCGATGGCTTAGACGAAATTGGTTCAAGCGATGTAAGCATTTGGACCAAGCAAGTAATTCAAGATTTAGAAGCAGGTCACTATGACCGCATGGAAAGCGTACAAGAAGCAGAAGGTGACAATCCTTATATTTGTTTGTATGTTAAAAAAGGTAAAGTACTACGCCACGAGTGTTATGCACCAACTTCATATGAAGCAGCAAAGAAGGCAGCACAACACTGGGGTCTAAAAAGTACATCAGGCGTTAGTGCTCATTTAGCAGACGATTCTGAAGATGTGAAAGAAGCTGAAGGTGAAGATTCAGTTGATACAGTAACAATGGACGTTCCACTATTATTACGTATGATGGAATATGCTAGGGAAGATGCGCAAGTAGATATGGATCTACACGATGTAGCAGAGCGTATGATTTCATTGTCAAAAGACGGCCCATTAAGCATGGATGATTATGACAGTATTGTCAGTGGCGACGAGGAAGTAGACGAAGTATCAAACAAGACACTATCTGCTTATACAGATAAAGCCGCCAAAGAGCGTGACGCATATCATGCAGATCGTAACAAGGATGCAGAGTCTGCTAGAAAGTATCATAACCGTAAAGCTGGCGTTCGTAAAGCATTGTCTATTACCAAAGAAGATGAGCAGTTGGATGAGCTATCACCACAAACACTTGGTAGCTATGTATCTAAGTCTGTAAAGGATGAAAAAGAGCGCCGCGCACATGGTATCAGAGTTCGCGACGAATTAAGAAAGGCCACAGGTAAAAACTTTGGCACACCAATTGATCGCAAGCTATACAGCCCAACAGCTAGTCGTGCAGCCGGTCAAAGACGTGCTATTGACAAGCTAACAGGTAAGTCAAAGGTTCCTGCTACAGAAGGTTATTATACTCCTGGACCAGAAACAATGCCAGGTGCAGTTGGTCCGCAAGAAGATACTAACGTTAGCTTCAACCAAACTAAGCGTATGGGCGATGCTAGTGTAACAGTTAGTGCTAATGCTAAGGATATGGACGAACTACACCGTGTTCTAAAACTTGCAGGTATTGAAGTTAAAGGTGCACCAGATGCAGAACCTTCAGTTGCAGATGCCGCAGTAGCACTTGCTCCGCACATGCCAGAAG